GCCACTTGGTCCTCGAATCAGATCCAGAGTATGGACAAGATGTGGGAACCCCAGTGTCAGAAGAAAGAACAATCGAATGTTTTGAGCAGGACGTACAATCTGTCCTCTCTGACTGTAAAAAATTACATGAAGGATGGGATGGATATCCCCAAGAAGTAAAACAAGTTATTGCGAACATGATGTTCAATATGGGACTTACGCGCTTAAGTAAATTTAGAAAACACAACGCAGCGCTGCAATGTGGTGATTGGTCCGAAGCGGCCGTAGAAGGAAGAGATTCAAGATGGTACAAGCAAGTAACAAACAGAGCAGAACGACTTATGGTCAGACTAGAGGCCCTTTAAAGGTCGAATCTAGTATTCCACAAGAGGAACAAGAAAGTAAAGGTTGGTATTGGTGTCATGAAAAGCAAGGTCTTTTTAGATATTCAGACTGGCATAAAAGTTTAGAAGAGCTAAATTTAGTTAGTTCATAATAGGAGAAAAGAATGAAAATTAAATTGTTAGGAAGTCAAGGTGACTTAACAGCAGCTACCGATATGGGTAAAGCAACATTAGTAAGAGTATATAATAGTACTGCCGCAGATGTTGTATTGACTCAAAAGTTAGGATCTACTGTTTTAGGAACGATGACAATTCCAAGTAAAGCAATCGAATTAGTTTCTAAGATGCCGGCAGATACCTTAGAAGGTGGTGCTGGGCTTAAAGCTGTCAGCATCGCTAAAAGTAGTTAATGACTGACATATTTGGTCTAATCAGCGATGTGGGATTACCCATCGCTGGCGCTTTAGCATCTGGGTTTTTTATATTTACTATTATAAAGCAGATGCTATCAGGTGTTTTAGACCAAATTGACACACTTAATATATTTACTAAGGGCTTAGAAAATAGAGCCCGGACGATGAATAATGAAATAATAAAGATAGATATGTTAGTTTCTAGCGCGTTGGAGTTGACTCCACCTATAGATAGAATAGCTAGATCTGAAAACTTTGTAGAAGACGGTAAAATCGACGTCAGAAGAGATTGATATGGATGAGTTTAATCCTGCTATTTTAATTGCTGAATATGGTTTTACTACTGTTGCCATTGTTGCGATGGCATATTTTGTTTTCTATATTTGGAAATTTATTAATGATGAATTAGACCCAAAGCTAGAAGAAATGCACATGGGACTTATAAGACTCATTGATCAAGTTAGGATGCTTGATCAAGATATGATACGACTGCAAGAAAAAGTAAAGGTCGTACTTGAATACAGGGAAAGACAGAAAAAAATAAACGAGAAAGAAAATGAAAAAGAATAAATTAGAAGGTTACTTATTATTAATAATATTTGGATTTGCTATGAGCAATTTTGCTTATGCTGATGGTATAGTATTTAAATTTAAAAGCCCTTCGTTTAGCGGAGTTAATACATCAGCTCACTACTTGACTATTGAAAACCAAGAAAAATCAAGGCGTGACAAAATCAAAGAAGATGTACAAGCTGCAATAGAAAAAGCTGAAAGAGAAGCTAACAATACAACTCAAGCTAAATTTTTAAGAAATTTAGAAAGTAGAATTTATGCTCAGATTGCTAAACAATTAGTAGATAATATGTTTGGTAATGATACACCTTCGACTTCTGGATTTTTTGATATTGAAGGTAACTCAATTACATACGAAACAATTGTTGGTGGTGGTCCAGATGGCACCGATATTATAAGAATTACTGTGACAAGTGAGGATGGAACTACTACTACATTAGATGTTCCAATTGGCGCAGGCTCTTTTTAATGAAATATTTATTGATAGTATCGTTGTTATTCTTAACGGGATGCGCTGGTATTCCTAGTATGACTGATAGTTGTACTACTGAATTTATGCAAGCTTTTGGAGAGTGCATAGAGGAAGCTGAACCAGTTACATTGCCAGCATCTAAAAGATTGGCTAATTTACCAGCAGCAAAAGTTAAACCTATAGTTGCAGTATATAAGTTTCAAGATTTAACAGGCCAAAGAAAAAGTAGAGAAAATCTTGCTGACTTCTCAACTGCAGTAACACAAGGAGCTGAGGCATTTGTTATAGATGCTCTTAAAACTGCAGGAAAGGGTACATGGTTTAGAGTTGTAGAAAGAACTGGGTTAGACAACTTAGTAAAAGAGAGACAAATTATAAGATCGGCTAGAGAAGAGTTTGAAGAGAAAAAGGAAGATAAAAGACTTCAACCTCTACTTTTTGCTGGAATTATAATTGATGGCGGTATTATAGGATATGATACTAACATTGAAAGTGGTGGACGTGGTGCTAGATATTTAGGTATTGGTTCATCTACACAATATAAGAGGGATTCGATAATCGTAAGTTTAAGAGCGACTTCAACTCTTACGGGTGAAATTTTATTGAACGTACAGACTAAAAAATCTATCTTGTCTGTAGGTGGTGGTTATGATGTATTTCGATTTGTTGATATGGATACTAAACTTATCGAAATTGAAGATGGTAATGGATTTAACGAGAGCGTAACGTATGCAACACGTGCAGCAATCGAAGAAGCAGTACTAGAGTTAATTTACCAAGGTCATGATAGGGGATTTTGGGTAATAGAGAATGGACATCGGCATCCACATCAACATGATGGAATAAACGAAAAACATTCTATAACAGGAGAAAAAAATGAACATGAATAAAAATTTAATGTTCTTAGTAATGGGTATTGCAGGAATGTCTAACGCAGTAGCGGGCGACGCGAATGATAATGAAATATTTATTGCGCAAAGTGGTAACAATGTTGAACTTACTATTCGACAAATTGGTGCAGGTAATAAGTATGGTGGTGATGACTTTAGTGGTACATCCATAGATATGACTATGACTGTTTCAGATTCATATTTTGATATATTACTTGATGGTGATTATAACAAAATGTTTGGTACAGTTGCAACTAGTGGTTCAACCATTAACAACTTTATTACAGGTAACTATAATACATGGAATCAAAAGATTGGTGTGGCGAATACTGCTGATACTATGACTATTGATTCTGCTATTACTGGTAATACTAACAGTATTGTATTTAGAGCAGGTAATGATGATGATACTTATAATATATCAACACCATTGTGGGGACAAACTAGTCCGGAAAAATTTTGGACAGTTAGTGGATCAACTTGGTCAAGAACAGCTACTGGACAACAGAATTTCTGGGCAACTTGGAATCCTACTGCAGCTTCATCAGATAGTTTAGATATGGACTTAGATATTACTGGTTCTGATAACGTAGCTAATATATTTGTTAATTCGGCAAACGCAACATTTAATTGGGATATTACAGGATCTGATAACTGGATTCAAACTACAATGGAAGATGGTTCAGATAATAGTCAAAAAGTTGGTGTAACAGGAGACTACAATTTTATATTTGTAGGACAAGATACGGGTTCAACAACTGGAGTTACTAATAATGCAATACTTGATGCAACATTTGCTACAACACATTCGGACATTAATATTATACAGTCTGACGCTAACTAGTTTATTTCTTATAGGTTCGGTGAGTGCTTCTGCACCCGAATCTATAGGAGATATAGTACAACAAACGGGAATCGCTTCCTTAGTAAGAAATGGTGGCGAGAAAATTACTGTATCTGAAACGTTTGTACCAGGTATAGAATTAAGAGATACTGCTGTCACTGGTAATGGAAGAATGTTAATTGAATTTAAAGACGAAGAAGAATTGTCTTTAATTGAGCATACTCGTATTTACATTGATGAAGCTTATTACGATCCAGATCCATCAAAATCTAAAATGGCTATTCGAATGGCTCAAGGTACTGCGCGATTTACATCTGGCCGTGGTAAAAGAATTAATAAATCTAATGTTCAGTTATCTACTCCAACAGCTGAGATTGCTATATTGGGTACTGATTTTACAACTACTATTGATGAAATTGGAACTTCTCTTATTATTCTTCTTCCTGATGAAAAAACTGGAGAAGCCTCTGGAAAGATTATCATTACTAACGCCGGAGGGCAAGTTACATTAGAAGAAGCTTATCAAGCTTCGGTTATATCTTCATATGATACTGCTCCTTCAAGCCCAGTTGTTTTATCTGGTATAGATACAGATATGATTAGTAATATCTTTATTGTATCAGAACCAATAGAGATTAAAGAAGTTAAAGAAAAAGAAGGGATGTATAATGAAAACGATAATGATAATATATTAGATGTAGACTTTCTTGAATTTAATGAATTAGAAACAGACTATTTAGCTTATGACGAATTAGAATTTAATGAGTTAGATATTGATTATTTAGATGTTGACTTTTTACAAGATGTACTAGATGTTGTATTAAGTTTAGATAAAAAGACAGCATTAGATAGAAGTGCTTTGTCTAGCGAAGTAGCACTAGAAGGAACTAAATTAGGATTTGACGTTGATAGTCAATATAATACTTTATTAGATAAAGCTGCAGGAACAGTCAGATTTTATAGAGACGTTGATGGAGTTATCAGTATATCTATGCTATTATCTCAAACAGCCACAATACGAACAATATCAGATCAAAAAGAATCGGAAATCATTTTAGGAGATGGTCAAGGTATAATAATTAACATAACACAGGTACAATAATATGATGGATAAAATACAAGAAATTTCAATTAAACTAATAATATGGTTTGGTTTATTAATGTGGCCAGCAATAATACTTACAGCAGTATTTGCTCCAATGATTGCTAATGCTGATAACGAAATATACGTAACACAAAGCGGCGATAACTTAAAACTTGAATGGGTACAACAAGGAGATAATAATAAAATCGATACTATATTATCAGGTTATCAATTAGATACTGCTATTTCTCAAGAGGGTAATAGAAACCAAGTACTTAAAAAGAATCAAGGTATTAGCGGAGACTATAATCAAGTTGTAGTTGAACAATGGAATAATACTAATAGTACTGATATTAATAAAATATGGATTGACATTGATGGTGATTCGAATATGGTCGATGTAGGTCAAGGATGTAAATTTATATATTCTACAAGTACTGTTTGCAGTAGAGATACTCATGAAGATGCTGGGCATGAAATGGAAATCAATATTGATGGAGATTATAACTGGGTACGTGGTGGACAAAAGTCAGGTACTGCAAATCCGAACCATACATTAAAAATGGACATTATTAGTGATAATAATAGTGTATGGTTTACTCAAGCAGGTTCTGGTTCTAAAGATTTAGATTTAACTATTAATAACGATGGTAATGCTGTAAGTATACATCAACATTATGGAGCTCATAATGCAACAGTTACTCTTGATGGTACATCACCTACTAATTTAAATTTAATACAAACTGGTGGTCCATCTCAAACATATAACCTAATTCAAAATTGCCTAACTATAGGCGGTTGTAGTGTTTCAGTTACACAGCAATGAAAAAGTATTGGCAAATATGGAAACATGCTTTAGGAGCATTTGATGAAGAAGATGGATATAAACCAGAAACTGAAAATGCTATAGCTGTGATAAGAACTTTTATCGTAGGAATTAATATTCTATGCGGTATATTAATTATGGCAAATATATTAAAGGATTGGTAATGTATAATTGGAAAGTAGTATTACTTACTATAGCCTTACTCATAACTGTAAGAGTAATGGATCCAAAATTAATTGAACAGTTTCGTTTAAATTATTTTGATTCACTTCAATCATACCAAGAATCAGTCAAAGCAGACAATATAGTTATTGTCGATATCGATGAAAAGACTTTAAACAAGTATGGTCAATTTCCATTTAGTAGAGATGTCTATGCTGATTGGTTAAACAAAGCTCCCGAAAACAATGTATATGTATTTAACATGGGATTTACCGAAAATGATAGGTTTGGTAAAGATCATGAGTTAGCTATTTCTATGGCTGAAAGAGACGTGATACTATCTTCATTTGTTAGTAACTATAAGATTAGTGATAAACCCGTTAGAGGATTCGGTAAGTTAGGTAAAGGTAATCCATCAGATTGGCTATATTCATATAATGGTATACGAAATCCAGTCATAGGAGCAGACGCCGATGGAGTAGGAACAGTTACAGTTGCACCTTCAGTTGATGGTATCGTAAGAGAATCTCCATTAGCAATTTTAGCTAATGGTCATTTATATCCATCAGTAGCATTAGAGGTATTAAGAGTATACGAATTTCAACCTAACCTAGCAATTAAAATTAAAGAGGCTGGAGTTGAATGGGTACGAATGGGTTCGCTTCCTCCTATGTATACCACAGAAAATTCAAATGTTCAAATAGCTTATTGGAATGAATATGAACGCATATCATTTGGTGATCCATTACCTAATGACAAAATAGTTATTTTAGGCCTAAGCGCTGGAGGACTAGTAAATCCAGTAGCTACACCAACAGGAGCAATGCTTCCTCATGATATTCAAGCTCATTTATTATCTACTGTAGTAAATGGTATACAAATCCAAAGACCTTGGTATGCTTTTCAATTAGAACTCTTAATATTACTTACTCTATCAGTATTAATATTATTAATAGTATATCAAACTCCAACATATATTTCTGCAATTGCTAGTATATCACTTTTGATCACTAATATGTACCTAGGTTATTACTATTGGATGGAATCATTATTGCTTATAGATATGTTATATCCAACTATGGCAGCATTTATTGTATTTACTCATGCAACCTTTAATAGATTTTATGTTACATATAAACTGAAAGAGCAAATTAAAGGTCAGTTTGGAACATATCTATCTCCTGATATGGTCTATATGTTACAGAAAGATCCATCACTTTTAAAGCTTGGAGGTGAGAGAAAAGAAATGAGTTTTCTATTTATGGATATCGTAGGATTTACTCCAATATCTGAATATTATAAAAACAAGAACGATCCTGAAGGGTTGGTCATGCTTATTAATGAATTCCTTGATGCTATGACTAAAATTATTTTAAGTAATGGAGGAACCATCGATAAATACATGGGTGACTGTATTATGGCGTTTTGGAACGCTCCTCTGTCGTGTAAAAATCATGCAGAAATGGCAGTCAAATCAGCAATAGAAATAGAGGAAAAAACTAATGAACTCAAAAGACGATATAGCGAGCAGGGTTTACCCGCCATCAATGTTGGAACTGGCGTCAATACTGGCGATTGCATTGTTGGTAATATGGGTAGTGAGTCTCGGTTTGATTACTCTGTCATCGGAGATGCAGTCAACCTCGCTGCAAGACTCGAAGCAAAAGCCGCAAGACATGAGTTGCTTGAATATAAAACCATCATCTCCTCATTCACGAAAGACCAACTGCCAGAAGAATATAAGTGTAAAGAAATAGGCAATATTAACGTCAAAGGTAAAGAAGAGCTTATAACCATTTATTCACCAAAGTTATAGTCTATATAACAAAATGATCTAAAAAAAGCTAAAATAGTTGTGTACAAGACCTAAAAATCATGGTATAATGGCTACATAAATTAATGAAACAGGATTACAGATGCCACATCTAGTTTTAAAAGGACAGATCAAACATAAAGCTAAGGTAGAGAAATATGTACATTCTTTATGCAAAGAGCTCGGTATCAATAGAATGTATTCTAAGGTTATATTCTTGACCTTTAAAACGACACTTGATGATGATTCTCAGGGATTATGTTGGGGAGATCTAAAAGAAGGTTATTGCGAAATCTCAATAGCTCGTGAGTCTGAAGGCAAAAAGATACATCATGAAGAAATGATGCAGACACTTGCCCATGAAATGGTTCATTGTAAGCAGTATTTTCGTGGTGAGCTAAACGGTTGGAATCAGTCGTGGAAAGGTAAAAAACCACGTAACTATTCATACGATAATGCTCCTTGGGAAAAAGAAGCTTACGCGAAAGAGGAAGATCTATATGATTATTGCTGGCGAGCTATGGGATAAAAAGGTTATATAAAAGCTATTACATATAACAAATAGATATAAAAAATGTATACTTTTTTTTAAAAAAAGGTGTACAAACACTGAAAATCATGGTATAATAACCATATAAACAATTGATAAGGAATCTAAATTATGAAAAAATCTATACTAAACGCAATCAACTCAATCAACTCGTCTGAAGAGATGAATGAAGTTATCGAACTGATTAAAATTAAACAAAAGCAACTGAGAGCTTTCAAAGCTCAAGGTGTTAAGTCTTCGCTTTTTGTTGGTGCTCAAGTAAAGCTCAACAGTAAAAAAGGTGTTGAATTTGGTGAAGTCACTAAGATCAACAGAACAAAAGCGGTTGTGAGAATTGACGGTCAACTTTGGAACTGTCCTCTTGGAATGTTGGAGGTAGCGTAATATGTTGACTACTAAAGACAAAATTAAAGCTGTTACATTAGGTGCGACAGCTGGTATTGTACTAGGATTTGGTGTGAATGCGGTAGAAGCCGCTCTGGAAATGCCAGACGTATATTGGTCTAACACCACCAACGAGTGTGTTGGCGTAGTTAATTACGCTAAAGCGGATGATTTCTCGTGTGAGAATCTTCCTTCAAAGTATAACAAAGTATGGGTGAAATAATATGATTTTATGTGAAAAAACAAGTCCGGTTAGTGGTCTAACCAACATCATGAGTATCAATGCTACTCCGGAGCAATTTGCTCAGTGGCAAGAGGGTACTCTCATTCAGGATGCAATGCCTGACGCAACCGTGGATCAGCGAGAGTTTTTAATCTCCGGCTGTACTCCAGCGTGTTGGAACTCGATGTTCGGATCTGAGGAGGATGCGGCATGAGTATGGCTTATTGCGACTACATCGCTCACACTATTGTAATGCCATCTTTATCTGAAGACATTAAGAGTCAAAATGGTCTCATGTCCGAAACAAGTCATGTAAAAATGGACTTACATAAAGAAGGTTGGATGCAATCAACTCGAAAGACTATTATGTGTAAAGACATTAATGGTAAAGAGTATAAAATAACTGTTGAAGAAATAAATTAAAATAACTGTGTACATTTGTTGTGCACTGTGTTATAATATACCTAATATTTTAAAAGGAATACATTATGGATAGATTAGCAATGATCAAAGCGGCGGCTGAAAAACGTAATGCAGAAAAAGAATTTAAGTCTGCTGTTAACAAGGTTTATTCAAAGCCTAAATATAAAGCACCTAGGCTCACGGCTTCGATGAAGAAAGCTGCTAGGCAATCACCAGGTTCACTGGAATGTTTTAAAGAAGAAAATATGTATTTGAGTGATAAAGAAACGCAAGACTATATTGCAAACTCATCATACATGGATGTCTATAACGAGATGAAGAATGACTGGGATTAGTCTTATGATGCGTAGAGTGTTTGCTCTACAGCGAGCAAGGGATAATGCTCAGAATCCAGAGTTTAAAAAACTCTGGGAACAAAAGCTACAAGAGCTAGTAAAACTAGCAGAGGAAGGTAGGAGTTCGTATGACACAGTACACTGATCAAGTGGAATATCACAAGCGTAAAATGGCAGTTGAAAAATGGGCCGGACAATGTCAATATATTTTAGGTCAAGACGGATACATTGAAAGGGCTTATAACTCAGGATTAGTCACGAGAGAATACCGTGATGGTAGATTTGAAGTAATAGAAGAATCTAAGGATATGGCATCATTGCTCCTAGAGGCTCCAAGTAATATATGAATTGTATAGGATCCATTAGATACGATCAACATGGTCGTAAGAGAAAAACAAAGGCACTTACGCCAAGACGTAAGGTCAAACAAGAATTTAAACCGCTAAAGGTGGAAAAGACCTTTGCGCAACAAAGAATGGATGACTTTAATGAAAAGTATCCATCTTACACAGGAAGCACTCGATACGAGACTCCTGTAGATCACTCTTGGAAAGCAGTAGAATCCAAGAACTTTACAGTCGCACCCGCTTATAATAAAGGTGCATATCAAGTTATTCCACGAAAGGACGTGGAACATATAGGAAAATAATCATGGAAATTTTATCAACAATATTCACACTAGTCGGATTAGTATTTTTTGTGTTTATGTGTTCAGGAGCATATCTTTTGATACGCGACTCTGACATTAAACATAAACTTCGTAGAGAGTTACGAGAGAAACATCCTGATCTAGATCGTGAACAAATCCGCGTATTGTCATACGCAAAACTAAAAGAAATGTGGGAGAACGGCGATGTCAAGTAAGTATATGTTACTCAGTGAATATAACGGCACAGGTAAATTTGTGAACCGTAAAGCTGAAACATTACGATCATTCGGTGATCATCCGTACTACGGTATACGTATGTATATTGACGGAGAGTCGTTAGGTATTGAATGGTACAAAGCTCATAACGAAATGTATGCCGAAAGCGCAGCAGAAAATTATGTCCTCGGTATTAAAAATTACGAGAGGGACTAAGTTTATGGCGGGGCACACTTCAAGCGACTCCTTATCAATTGAAAAAAGTGTGTCCTGCCTGTTTACAAATGTAAAAAACTGTGGTATAATATAGGGTATATTGCAAAAGGAGTAAATTATGGCAGAAAATAAAGTAAGAACAAGTATGAGAAAGAACAGGGTAACCATTGACGATAAGTATATGGGTCCTGAACCAATCTTTCAACCAGGTGAAACTGCAGAAGGTGTAGAAGACCGTAGTCTGAAATGGCAGAAAGCAGCACATTGGTATAATTATTTTTATAAGACCAAAGAATATGTTCCAACAATATTGCAGTTTGCAGAAGAGAAATTTGGTTATAACGCAGATCAAATAAAAGCTTTTAAAAAGTTAAAAGACTATGAGTTTGGTTACTTAGGTAAGTTAGCTAAGATTCACTATAGAGGTTATGAGTATACTGAGAAAGAATTAGCAGATGCTGGAGAAAAATTCAAAGAGTTATATGAATTAGCCTTGGTTACTGTTGAACAGATCGAAGACAAAGCTGCAGCAAAACCTGTTGTTACAATACAACAAAGACAAAAGGCAAAAATCCTTGAGACTATTATGGATGACTGGGACTCAGTTGTTGATGGTTGGTTAGACGGCGATTTTAAAGTAAACTTTGACGCATACAAATTATTTAAACAATACGGTTTAAAAGGTTCAGCGCTCAATATGTTTAAAGCGATGGTTGAACAAGAGTATCAACCTATCAAAGATGCATACGATAAAACATGTGATCAAGCAGTAGAAGCCTTTTCGCATGTTAAAAGAACTAATCAAAAGAAGATGATAACCACTATGGAAACCATCTTTGAAGATCTAGATAAATTAAAGGTTGCGAATAAAGCAGCAAGAATTCCAAGAGTGAAGAAGCCTAAAGCTTCTGATGTACAGGTTAAGAATCTTAAGTATAAGGTTGAAGATATCGATGCTAAATTAATGTCAATTAATCCTGTTATGATTCCTGGTAAAGAAGTTCTATTTGTTTATAATACTAAGACTAGGAAGCTAACTCAGTATAACTCAAATTCAACTAAAGGGTTTGAGGTAAGTGGTACTACCATTAAGAATGTTTGTGAAAAGAGTAGAGTAACTACTCTGAGAAAGCCAGACGATATACTACCATTAATCTTAAGTAAAACAATAAAGCAAATCGACAAACAAGTATGGGACACACTAACGACAAAGGTTAACGTTCCTAATGGTAGAATCAATGCCGATTGCATATTACTTAGGGTATTATGATTGATTTAGAACAAAAAATTATGACCAGAAAGCGGTTCTCTACAGCCGTAGAACAATTAGTGGCAAAAGGAAACATGTCTTATATAGACGCTGCTACATTTATTATAGAAAAGAGAGGTATGGACTATACTAACTTAAAGAAGTTATTGACCGATTCTCTTAAAGATAAAATGGAAGCAGAAGCAATGAGACTTAATTTGATTAGAGGAAAAAAAGGAAACAAGCTACCTATATGATGAAATTTTTGACAGCAATAGTAGAAGGGTTCTTTAAGCTTATGTTATGGATGTTATTATGCGGAACAATGATAACACTTGCAATGATGTATTACCATGGTGGAATGATATGAGCACTGATCCATTTGAGTCCTATAAATTGTATAATGCATTAAAGCTGCACTTTGAACAAGCAGGATACGATGCCATACGATATAATTATAAGTCTAATGTAACACCTAAGTCTTTCTTTAACAGAAAAGATAAGTACTTCTTTGCTAAACTGGCCAAAAAGTACAATGAGAATTTAAAAGAATTCTACATATCACAGTTTATTAATACTGAAAAGTATGTTGGTGATATGATGGATGAAGAAGCAGATCAAAACTATAGGGACTACAAAAGAATACAAGAAAGTATTCATAGAGTGTTTTCTGTAGATATAAATAGATTAAGCGAAGAGGAACCAAGCATCAACAATTGCTTTGCAGCAAAAGATGGTCAACTTCCTTTAGTCGTAAAGTTATGGATGCAAGAAGAAATTAGTTTAGAGACTGTTGTTATTCTTAATTCTATATTTAGGTTCATTTCTCGTGAGTCATCTAAAATATCAGATACCATTATATGGCCTGATACAAAGAAACTTATCGAGAAATACGAACCTTTCGTAAACTTTAATCGAGATAAATGTTTAAGTTTATTGACAAAAAGGTTTACAAACGCATGAAAGTGTGTTATAATGTATATTATGTATAAAGTGGATAATTCAGTAAATACAATGCAATACAAAGGAGAAATATAATGTCATTTGCAAATCTAAAGAGCTCGCGAGGCTCGTCAATCGACAAACTCGTAAAAGCAGCAGAAGCTGTATCAACTAAAGCCGAAACAAAGTCTTACGACGATGATAGGTTTTGGAAACCAACCAGGGATAAAGCAGGAAACGGTTATGCCGTGATCAGGTTCCTACCCGCTAAAGAAGGTGAAGATCTTCCATGGGTAAGATACTGGGATCATGGATTCAAGGGTCCTACTGGTCTATGGTATATCGAAAATAGCTTAACTACTATCGGTCAGGATGATCCGGTATCAGAGATGAACTCTGTACTGTGGAACTCTGGTCGTGACGAAGATAAAGCTACAGCAAGGGATAGAAAGAGACGTTTGCACTATGCGTCAAACATCTTGGTTGTATCTGACCCTGCTAACCCACAAAACGAAGGAAAGGTATTCCTATACAAATTTGGTAAAAAGATCTTTGATAAAATCATGGATGTAATGCAACCACAATTTGCAGATGAACAACCAGTAAATCCTTATGATTTTTGGGAAGGTGCTGACTTCAAACTTAAGATTAGAAAGGTTGAAGGTTGGGTGAATTATGATAAGTCAGAGTTCGCTACTGCAGCTCCGTTATATAATGGTGATGAAGGTCAACTAGAAGAGGTATACAATAAGCTATATTCTCTAGCAGACTTCACTGATCCTAAAAACTATAAGTCTTACGACGAGCTTAAAGCTAAGTTAAATAAAGTACTAGGTGTTGACGCAGGTCATGCGTCTCTAGATGCTGCCCCAATGATGGAATCTGCTCCAGTAGTAGAACAACCAGTAATGGCTGCGGCTGATAGTGCTCCGTTTAATACAAGCGATGAAGCAGAAGAGGACACATTGTCTTACTTCGACAAGCTAGCTCAACAAGGTTAGTTTTAAGAAAATAATAAGAGTTTGGGGCGAATCTGATAAATCGTAAACCAGACCGCTTTTTTGGGGACCTTCGGGTCCCCTTTTTTTATCCGTATGGACCAGCT